TCGCTATCTGGTTTCTTAGGCATTGGAATAACGATCATTTGCATGGGAACTCGTCCCATCATCTGACCCTTTTCGAAAATGAAAGCTTCCTCTTCTTCTGCCTGAATATCTGGTTCTGAAGCAATGTGGTTCTTTGTCCCACATTCACAACCACCAGTTCCACAGGCACCGTATTCTCCGTCCTTGACAGAAATCGTGCCTGTCAGTTGGTTGGCACCATGCAGCACAGGGCTTACTTCATAAAGTTCAACCTCTTTGAGCAAGTTGGCCTGCTTGACCGGATCGAAAGTGGCTTGAAGGGTCTTATAGCCGATTGACCATTCCTGTTCTTCTCCGAAGAAGGCGACGTTAGCGAATGCCTCTCGCCCTTTTTCTGCACCCAGATTGAACTGGACTTTTGCAAACAAACCGCCGATTCCAGCACTCTTCATTTTTTCTGGAAGTCGTGGGTCCGAGTTAGCGACTTCGTAGATCTCTAAAACTTTTCCAATGGGGTCGTTCCAGCTATGTCCCCAAACCACTCTGGGCTTTCTTCTTTTTAGGCTCTCATTGAAGGCGCCGGGAAGAACGATGTCGCCAACACTGTCTTTGTTGCCTATGCCAGAAACAAAACATTCGACAATCCCTTGGGCACTGTCAACACTGATCTGAGCACCGTTTCGGGCTTTGAATTGAATGTCATCAAGCAGTTCGTTTGGCATATTGAAACCTCCGTCAATACATAATAAGTGACAGAAAGCTTCTACCGTGTAAGTAACAAGCGTAAGAACTGCAGTTTCCGTAAACTATTTTACGGAAATTAACTGATTGGGAAAACCCAAGCCCTTCGAGCCTCATCCTCAGCCAAAGCCGCTGGTGCTTTTGCAAGAAGGCTGGCAAATACGCTGACTAGCTCACCCTTAACCGCCGCATGACGGCGATCTTCGTCCTGTAATGCCATACAGGTGGTGATCTTTTGATTAATAATCTGCTCTGTATCTAAATTAATTGATTTAATACGATCCATTTGAGCATTCAGTTGAACCTGAATATCTTCTCCAGATGGCGGTTCATACTCATCAGATTCATTGGACTGCTTTTCTTGAGAGTCTTTAATAATTGAGTTCAAAACGGGTCGGATGTCTTCATCCATCTGTCGATCCCATGTACCGAGAGTCATAATATTTTTGATATCCAAGGTGCCTTCGGTTAGAAGCGTGCGCGCTTTTCGTCCAGCAGCTTTTTCTAAAATAACTCGTTGCTGTCTTTCGAACAGACGTTCGAAGCTGCGGTCGAGAATGCCCGTCCAACGCTCGTAGTCCACACCCAGATCGTCCTCTTTGGTCTCAATGTCGAATGGTTCACCCGAGAGTTGTCCCATATTGGGAGCAGCTTCGGCAGGTGGTCCAGCAGCCGGTGGGCTTTCTTGTTCTTGAGCCAAAGAACCTTGCATGGTGTTCGGGTCAAGGGGTTGTTCACCCGGTTGCGGACCTTCCGCTCCCGGCGTTGGCATCCCGGGCTGAGGTGGCATCATGCCCGGTTGCCCGCCCATCATTGCGTTGGGCTGCTCCATTTCCTTCTCAGTATTTGCGACAGGCGTCAAATTCGGGTTCATAAGTAATGAATCTGCAAGGTCAGATTTAACTGTCTCTTTGCCTGTCATGTCACGATATTCGTTGATGCTTATCAACCCGTTCTGGAGTTCATCCATCAAGTAACGATCGCGTTCTTGTTTATAAATAATTAGGTTGGGAACCGTTGAGGTGTCGAAGTCGATGTAATGAATAGGGTCAATTTCATCCAAGGCACGAGCTATTGGTTCGAGGTGGGGGAGCATTGTCTCCATCCAGAAAACACGAATCTCTTCTCCCGCGTTACTGAACGTTCTTCCCGAAGCGTTACCTATAACGGTCTCAGGAACTCCGAAGGCAGCAAAGATTTCTTCTTTGGTGATGGTTCTCATTTGGATGTAGGCAGCATCGCGAGGACTCGATGAGGTATCGACAAAATCAACCCCGTCATCTGCTGCTACTACGGTGGTTGAACCAACGCGACCAAGATTGCCCCTAAATCGTGATCTCAATTCGTTCTTGTCGTCATCGTCGATTTCGCCACGGAGAACCAATAGGCCCCCGGGTCGGCCATCGTTAAGAAGGAAGTTGCGGTTGTATAGCTTCGCAAGGTTTTCGATTTCTATAGCAACGCCCGCAGACTCCATCGGGGTCATCGACAGGTAGGGATCTAAGGGGTGTGGTCTTCGCACCCAAACAACATCTTCTGGCTTGAGACGTAATTTCTTTCCGTCGGGCATGGCGACTTCATAACCAGATACAAATGTTTTTGGATGAGGCACTGGTGCGGTGTGTTGAGGGGGAAGCAAATTAAGCCCAATAATTCTTCCGTCTCTGGAACGTACTTTCTCGATAAAGGCACCACGGCTACTCATAAGTAGTTGGGCTGAAAGCCGATATCTGAATATAAATGAATTTTCACCAATATTAGATTTAGTATTTAAGACATCTAATATTGTGCTTTCCCTCATGACGGAAGAGCTTGTAACTAGTTTTCCATCTGGAGCATTGCCCTCACGAAGAATAACCGGAAGGCGTGCTTGGTTACCAGCGATCACATCCACACAGCGGGCCACCCATGTGACCTTCTGCATGCCTTCTCGGTACGCCCGTTCAATATCCCAAGGATCGAAGTAAGGTTGCCCAGCAAGTGTCGGGTTTGTGGCTATGGGCGCGCCGGGTCCCACAGCGGCATGTTTCCGCTGTTCTGATCCGTCAATAGATTTGTTATTAGTAGAGTTCCACGCCATCGTTACTCAAGACCCAGTAGAAATCCGAATATGCCACAAGCTAGACCCCCAACTATAAGGCCCAACGGCGGATATACCATCGCTGCACCGATGCCTGTAAGTATGATAAATGATACCATTAGAGCGTTTGCTATTATTCCCCGCTCTTGCAGGCTTTGTATTTTCATCCAAATATTCATGTGCCCTCTTACAATAGTCAAGAATAGGCTGCACTTTGTCGCCTATTCTAGAATAGGCTAAGACTGTGAGGTGATGGAGTGACTACGGATTGGAATAAGGTACTCGATTACCTAGAGCCGCGCGAATCACCTCACTGCCCAGAGGACCCGTCTCTTACCCAAAAAGTTTTCTTACGCACTTATTCGTTGGAAGCTCTCTTCGGTGGTGCGGCGGGTGGCGGAAAAAGTTCCGCCCTCTTGATGGCAGCACTTCAATATGTTGACGTGCCACAGTATTCGGCCATCCTGTTTCGTCGCACATACGCCGACCTTGCTCTGCCGGGAGCGATCATGGATCGTTTCCAAATGTGGACAGGTCCGGAAGAAGATGTGAAGTGGAACGCCAATACCTACACGGCAACTTTTCCCTCTGGTGCCCGAATCTCATTTGGTTACCTAAATAACAGTCAGGATTATTTGCGATACAAGGGTGCGGAGTTCCAGTTCATCGGGATGGACGAGGTCACCGAAATCCGGGAAGCCGACTACCGATACCTATTCTCTCGCTTGCGTCGTCCGGCATCGGGTCCACTCTCAAAGGTTCCTCTACGGATGAGGTGTGCCTCCAACCCCGCGCCTAACTGGGTTAGACAGCGTTTCATTATCGAGGGTCAAAATGAGGGACGAATTTTCGTTCCTAGTTTTTTGGACGACAACCCGGGCATTGACGCTGATTCATATCGACAATCGCTGCAAGCTCTGGACCCCGTGGAACGCAGGCGACTCGAAGAAGGCGACTGGTGGTCTACCACTTTAGGTTCCCTGTTCGATAGGGAATCAGTTGTCCTGTTGGATCAGAACGAAATCCCAGAGCTGACCTCAATGGCAAAGGCCGTGCGTTTTTGGGACTTGGCTGCTACTGAACCGTCCTCAACCAACCCTGATCCAGACTGGACAGTCGGAACCCTCATGATGTTCGACCAAGGAATTGCCTACATTCTTGACGTAAGGCGTGTAAGGGTCAAGGGCGAAAAAGTGGAACAACTGATCGCCCAAACCGCTTACGAAGACGGGCATGGGGTTCCAATCAGAATGGAGCAAGAACCGGGCTCCTCTGGAAAAGCCCTTGTAGATCAGTACGCTCGCTACATCGTGCCCGGCTACGACTTCATTGGCCTGCGCGCCACCGGAGACAAGGTCACTCGTGCCCGCCCGTTTGCTGCCGCCCTCGCTAACGGCAACGTTAGAGCAGTGCGTGGGCCATGGCTAACCGACTGGCTTGACGAACTATCCAGTTTCCCCGAAGCCTGCAATCACGACGATCAGGTGGACTCGGCCACGGGAGCTTTCACACACTTAACCGGATTGGGGTTGCCTCAGCGCAAACGAGTCGCTATCGTTGTCTGAGTAATACAGAAACCCCTACTAACCGGAGTTACTATGAATTTGGAGAATGTTAAAACCCTCCGCCTGCTCCTCTCACAGCTCGATGAGCGAATTGGTGAGATAGACGGAGAAACCCAAGATGTGGCCAACTTGGTCTTAGAGTTGAATCTGGCCAAGGTTGAATTTGGTCTGATTTACGACCAAGTCTCAGGGTTGCTAGGCAACCTCATGATCAATGATCCACTTATCGAGTTGCGTGACGGCGCTCAGGTGGAACGCAAGATGGGTTCCACTCGAAAGGGTTGGAATCACAAAGACCTCGCCAACGTGGTCATCGACCGAATCCAGCAGTCCTCAGTTGACATGGATACCGGTGAGGTAGTCGTCACTGCCAAAGACATGGCCATCCAAATGCTTGACTACCTTGCTCCTTCTTATTGGAGGGTGGGCAAATTGAGCGAGATTGGCCTTAACGCTGATCTCTACTGCGAGCCGTCTGAACCAAAGACGAGCGTCATTGTCAGGAGGGGTGAAGCCCAATGAGCGACATACTGGCCCAGCTTTCAGAACCGTTCCCACGAGAAGTCGAACGCAGTATGAAAAAGGGAGGGACTTCCCTCACCTATATTCCTATCAGCGAAGTCATCACTCGTCTCAATACCGTACTCGGGATCGAAAACTGGTCCTATGAGGTCAGAGACTGCCATCGTGATGCCTTGGACCCTGAGTGGGTTATCGCCCATGTCCGCCTCACTGTTGTGATCGACAGCAATGTTGTTTACAAAGACGGCTTTGGTGGCCAAAAGATCAAACGAATGAAAAACGGCGACCCTGTCGATCTCGGTGACGAGATGAAAGGTGCCGTTTCCGACAGCCTCAAGAAAGCCGCACAGGCTCTTGGCGTTGGTTTGTATCTTGCAAGGTCAGATGAATCACTTCAACTGGAGCAGGAGATTGCCGAAGAAGAGGCAATCGACCCAGCCGTTAAAGCGGCATGGGAATCCTTTACCTCTGTAGTGTCAAGCCTAAATGCCGACCAGAAGGCCAAGCTCAACGAGTTTTGGATGGAATTCTCCGGCAATAGGCCCAAGCCGCAGCAAGATACAGCGACAGTAGCTGACCTGACGGCCCTCTCAGAAGAAGCAATTCGTCTGTCATTTAATGCGGAGTACGTTGATGATGACGACTCAAACGAGTGATGGCGCAACCAAACGCAATGCCGCAATGCGGTTGGTTGAATCAAACGCAAAGCCACACCTAAAGAGAGCAGCCAAGTGGGCGATTTACCACATCGCCACAACATTCCCTTCTGACGTTCATTGGACAACCGATGCCGTCTTGGATCGTTTAGATCATCAGGGAGTAACTCTTCAAGATAACCGGCTGCTTGGGCCTCTTATGAAGGCCGCTGAAAAGGCCGGGCTTATCGAACCCGTAGTCTGTTCTACATGCAGGCGACCAGAGACTGCGCTATCCAATAGGCCATCGCGTCACAAGGCCCCACAGCACCTATGGAGGTCTGTTAGTGACTGAGAAATTAGAAGCACCACCACATCTGTCCCCGTCTTCGATGGGCACATATAACCAATGCCCGATGAAGTTTCGATTCAGCAAAATTGACAAGCTTCCCGATGAGCCCAGTGAGGCAACCCTGCTAGGAAACTTGGTTCACGATGTTTGTGAACAGTTTTACATGTATGACCCCAACGAGAGGACCAAGGAACTTATTGTTCCCCTCTTCGCGGAAGTGTGGGAGTCGGGTGACTGGATTAATCGGATTCACCCATATGTCAGGGGCGATAAACGCATCCGTCAATTCAAATGGCGTGCCGTGTGGTGTGTCGAGAACTTGTGGGCGGTCGAAGAACCCACGGCGATCGAACCAGAGGGCTTGGAGTATGAACTCAACGGAGAGCTCGGAGGGGTAACCCTCAAAGGATTTATCGATCGCTTTTCCTTGGCTGGCGACAAACTGGTTATCAGCGATTACAAAACCGGCAAGACTCCCAATCCGAACTATAGTGACGACAAGTTTCTCCAACTCAAAATCTATGGCTCACTAGCCAAAGTGTTGGGGGTGGGTGAAACTGAAAAATTAGAATTGCTGTATCTAAAAGATGGCGTAAGGCTGGAACACAATTTCACCCAAAGTGATTTTGATGAGACTGTCGAATACGTTGTAAATACTAAAAAGGCCATAGATGTTTCATGTGAGACACATGAATTTGAGACCAGAAAAACGGCGTTGTGTAATTGGTGTGCGTATAAGCCTCAGTGTCCTGCTTGGAGTTGAAAATGCAAATAACAGATGATGCTTTTGCGCAATTAGTTGCGGAAGAAGTCAAAAACAAACTGTCGCCGGACCACCGAAAAACTCTACTAGAGGCAAAAAATTGGGATCGCTGGAAGCGAGCCCTGAACGCATTGTCTGAAAACCTCTTGACTCAGATTGAGAGCATCGAAGCAGATGCCGAATCAGACGCGAACCGTTATATGGCGTTAGGCAAAGACGGGCGCAAGTTGGCCAGAGAAGCAGAAAATGCATATACGTCTAAAAAAACAAAGGTTGAACGTTTTAAGTTCCATGTTGATAATCGTTTGAGTCAAGTAATGGGGATGATTCAGACCGGTAAACCCATCGACATGAATCCATTTGAGTCTGCCAATTTTTATCGTCGTGCAATCTTGAAGCATCGAGAACTTATGAATGTGCACGACCTTGAAGACACCGCTATTGATCGTGCCTTGTGGGCAGCGTTAGAGAATAAGTGGGACTTTGATCAGGTAACTAGTGACGCCGTATGAAACGCAAGAAGCCCATGAAGCGTGGTGGGCCGCTTAAACGAAGTGGCCCATTAAAGCGGACAGGCTCTCTTAACCCACGCAGCAAGAAGATGCAGCAGAAATACGTTGAGCGCAGGAAGGTGGTCTCTCGCCTCCTGCAAGAGCGGCCCTATTGTGAAGCGTGCCCGGTTTGGGCGCAGCACGATGAGGTAACGCTTTACAAGCGGAATGCAAGCGTCGATATTCACGAATTGAAGCGTCGCTCACAGGGTGGCTCCATTCTTGAAGAAGAAAATCTTATGGCCGTGTGTCGTGATTGCCATGACCGCATCGGACGTGAACCGGCAACTGCAATCGAGCTTGGTTTGGCTGTCCCCGGGTGGCGGAAAAAGCCATGAAGTTCATGGGCCTCGACCTGTCCCTTACATCGACGGGTTACTCCTGTGACGGGGACATGGACGCAATCGCTGTCAAGAAGAAGGGCGTGGAACGGCTTGCGGCCATCAGGGATGAAGTCATGCTTGCCTGCCGCGAACATCGCCCAGACGTGGTGTTGATTGAGGGTTACTCATTTGCTTCACGAGCCAGTCAAGCTCACTCCATCGGAGAGTTGGGTGGCGTCATTCGTCTTGCTCTATATGAAGAGAATTACACCTTCGTGGACATCCCCCCGACCTGCCGTGCCAAGTTCGCGACTGGAAGAGGCAACGCATCGAAGGCTGAAGTCATCTCCGCAATCTCTGCCCGGACTGGATTAGTCTGGGAGGGCAAGGGTGCCGACGATATGTGTGATGCGTGGATCTTGGAGCAGATGGGACGTACCCGCTTTGGTTTGTCTGACGAAGAATGGCCAAAGAAGAACTTAGAGGCTTTGGAATCCATCGACTGGTCCCATGTTGTGAGGAAAGATAATGAACTTTAGAGGCCCTATTAGTCAGGTAGAGATCGAACAACGACTGTTATATTTCCTTGACGAATTGGAAAGCGAAACAGAAGCTTTTGAAAGCCTCGCTGAAGACAATGCTAAAAAAGAGGCGAGGTATAAAGCGTCATGGGCTAAGGAGTATTTGTCGGCCAAGGGATCGATCAAAGAACGAGAATCTTGGGCCGACTACAAAATGGCTGACGAACAGTTTGAGTACAAAATATCGGAAGCCCTACTAAAATCGAAGCGAGAGAAATTGCTCTCCTTGAGAACGTCCATCGACGCGATGCGAACGTTAAATGCAAACGTCAGAGTGCAGGTGTGACCATGAAGGGTAACTACAAAGTCCACGAGTCTCTCAACGAGTTGCTTGTCCCATTGAGCGACCTCCAGCCCCTTCTCAATAACCCAAGAGTTGGAAATGTTGAAGCGATCGCTGCGTCATACGATGAATTTGGTCAAGTGAAGCCCATTGTGATTCGTCTGAACGAAGACGATAAGGCCACGGTTATCGCTGGCAACCATCAGGTTGAAGCAGCCAAGAAGCTTGGCTGGACTCATATTGCCGCTGTGCCCTTTGATGGGGATGACAAACGAGCTGTTGCTTTTGCCCTTGCTGACAACCGGACAATGGAGTTGGGCCATACAGATAACACCAAGGCTGTCGACATGATTCTGAGTGTTGTTGATGAGTACAGCGATCTTATGGGCGACTTGGCGTGGGACGATTTCGAGATTGCTCTTTACGAAGAGCAGGCAGAAATCGCCGCAGACAGAGAAGATGGCACCACAACATTTACTCGTCCGTCTCTGATCGACAGGATGGATGATGCGCTAGATGCTTTAGTGCAGGATGGCGAGGATGGGGAACGAAAGATTGTCGCCGACGACAGTGTCGACCATAACGATATTGCTATTCAGGGCAGCACAGTTACGCCTCAGGGTGAGTCAAATAAAGCAGTTGTCCAGTACACCTTGGTTTTCGATGATCCTGCTCAGCAGAAAGATTGGTACACCTTTGTGCGATGGCTTCGCGGGCAACCGGCCTATGAAGGCGATACAACTGCAGAGAAGTTGATGTCATTTGTCGAGGCGCACTCAGAGTTATGACTCGTCAGCGGATGTTTCTAGACATCACATGTCTCGATGCCGCTCGTCAACGGATACGTCACGTTTACGACACCTTCGATACCGTTTGTATTCAATTCTCTGGAGGCAAAGACAGTACGGCTGTTCTCTATCTGGCTAAAGAGGTGCACGAAGAACGTGACCTAGGTCCAGTCAAAGTCATATTCAGAGATGAAGAGATGGTTAGTCCTCTCGTTCTCGAATATGTCGAAATGGTCAGAAATTTCGATTGGGTCGACATGGAGTGGTATTGCCTCCCATACGGGGGGGAGGTATGGGTTCTGGGCCGACGACAACCCGTGGTGTTGTGGGGGGAGTATCGAGAACAAACAGGGCGATGGGTACGCGAAATGCCGGAAGATGCAATTAGCGCAAAATCGTTCGGGCTAGAAGGGGGTCAACCCCTACCTGAAGCTGTTGATTTTTACACGATGCAAGGGAAGCAAGGAAGCGTCGCCTTCATTACTGGCGTCCGGGCTGCCGAGTCGATGATCCGTTACCGATCCTTGGTGCAGAAGCTGCACGAGAATTACATCGTCACACCTTTCGGCATCAAGCGTGGAACACCTCTCAAATTTGCGAAGGTGATTTACGACTGGAATGTTAACGATGTACTCAAATTCATTACCGAAGAACATAATGCCCCCTACTGTGAGTATTACGACAGGGCAGCATTAACTGGATCGAATACTCGTGTCGGGATACCACTCCACTCTGTCGCGATTCGACGCATTGGGGATGTGGTTGCCACAGAACCAGAATTCTACGACAAGCTGTATGAATGCTTTCCCCAGATCGACGCTCAGCGTCGTTGGTGGAAGGACTTCGACATTGAGCAATTGATCAACAACTATGCCGACGAGGGTTGGGACGGCGTAACTAGTGTCATCGAGGATTACATGATCGGTGATTCAAAAGCTCGAAGGGCTAAGGCGTATGCGGCTGAATTCAGAAAGAAACATGCTTTAGATCCGCACTCGTATCCGATTAATTGGTTGATCAGGAATCTCCTACTCAACGAACTCACCACAACTTCAGCCTCCCCCGTGGGGCCAAAAACGAGAGCCCACACAGTGAGGCAGAAAGCAGCAGAGGAAGCCTCATGAACGTAGAGCAGTACCCAGTAGATGACCTCAACGTCAGAGTGGAACTGGGACGTTGA